ATTTTACTTTAATAACAGTACCAGAACCATCACCATAATCTACGTTTATAATTTGACCAATTTTAAATCCAGAACCAGCAGACAATACTCTATATTCGGTTAAGGTTTTTCTTGTTTCTGCTAATACATTACCATAGCTTAATATTGTATTATCTGAAATATTATAAACTAATTTCTTCTCTAAGAATACCTCATATATGTTACTAGTTTGAGTAATTTTAACTCGTTCTACTACAGAATTAAATGCTATACCAGTTGTTGATAATCTAACAGATTGACCAACAATATCAAAAATATTTCCAGATAATACTTCTACTAGGATTGAATTTTCCTGAACCCATTCACCATCTGATGCACGAAGTATTTGTGATGATGGGTAAAATATTTCAGAATCTTTACCTAAAATTAACTTAATTAGTAATTTTGTAGCAGCTGGTGTACCTTTTGCTTTATATAAATCATTAATATGCTTGATTGTTAATGCTTTATCTGTTACAATATCACTTGGGAAATGGCTTAGATATTCCTCAGTAAATTGTTCACTAAATTTTGATAATGATTCATCAATATTATATAATTCTGATAGACTATTGGTGATATCATATATATTATTAGTAGAATTCATCCACTCATAATATGCTTCCATAAACGGAATCAATAGTGTTTCTGTATCAGAAATATGTTGAGGAAATTGATTCCTGATGAATGGTACTATACTATTCTTTTGCATTATGCATTTACCGCAGTTGATATAACAATATCATTGTCATTAACAAATATAACCGTATTGTTTGAAATCTCAATATCTTCACCAGATGTTTTTGTATAAATCTTAATACCGCTAGAATTTTCTATAGATAATTGATACAAATCATATGTTTTATCGATGTATGAAATAAGTCCTGTATTATAATTTATACTCATAGCATAAGATAGTACTAATGTCAATATACCAGTATTGGATTTTTGATAAACAGATGCAAATCCACTACCATCAGTATCTAAAAATATACAATTAGGAATTGATTTAAATGTAAATATTGATGATGTTAATGTATTTGGTGCTAGTGGTTGAGCAAAATTAATAGTTTTAACGGATGATGATAAAATAACATCACTTGTATCAACATACAATGTGAATATTGTTGTATTTGATAGTATGTTTTTATGGCAGTTATCAACCATTGCTTCAAATCTAGAACTTCTTAATACATATTTGAATGTATTTAATTCTGTAGATACAAAAGATTTTACAGTATTGAATACTGTAGTTGAAATTTCTGAGCTAGATACACCAATATCGGAATATTTAACATTAATATCTAATAATACTCTAATGATATATGGGTCAATTATCTGTGGATATACAGTTAAACTTGCATACTTATTATTCAATTGCAATATGATATCAGATTTATCTCTATCAGACAGAATACTCAAATCAGATTTTAATATGCTAATGAATACTTTACCGAATTGTTTTGGAGATAATTTCTCTCCACCAGTAACAGATACTTCTTTTGCATTTGGATATATTTGTTTAACTAATACCTCATAATCCAATTCAGTGATTGCTCTGTTTTGTGCTTGATAATTAGTTGGTGCAGAAATACGAATAGAATCTATAGATTCTTCCATGCTACCACCTGAAGATGCAGTTACCGATGTAAATGCAATAGATGCTACTCCACCAATTTCATCACTTAATGTAAAGCTTCTAGCTCCATTTGGTGTACTTCCATCTGTTGTATAATATTCAACTATAACTTGATTACCTACACTAATAGATTTACCTAAAATACCATCACCAAAATATATCTCATATAATCCACCATTTCCTTCTTGGATAAAATATACTTCAGATATAGTTGATAAATCTACTAAACTATTATATTTTTTATATAGTGTTGATTTGATATCTGATGGAGATTGCTTAACGTATACAGCTAATCTCGAATAATCTACATTCTTATTAGGAATTTTTAAAAATTTATCAGTAGCAGAAATAGTAAATTTATGAGAAAAGAATCTACCTTCTTTAACTTCTAAGTCTGTAACAGTATATGTTCCATTAACTGGAACGATTGTCGTATCTTGTGTTGTTAGATATGTATATATCGTACCATCTATATTAGATGTGAATTTTGTATTTTTTGGGATATAAATGCTAGTGGTATATCCAATATCTGGTGTTATAACAAAACTTAGATATGCTACTGATGATTTTCTTGAGAATGGAACATAACCAATATTATTAGCAGCCCCAACAACACTTTCCCGTTTTTGTGCAGTAGATATGAACTTCTCTGAAGCCAACATATTTAAGTAGTATGAGTTGTATTGTGTATTATATGCTAATAGATTTAAAATAACATTAATAGTTGACCCCTCAAAGTCAAAATCTTTCAATTCATTTTGACTTCTCAAATGAGTTTTCAATGAATCCTTAATTGTCTGAAAATCTAATTCAGAGAATTGTTTATATTGGATATTATTTGCCATTTATATAATTCTTTCGAGGAAGTAATTTAATACAATTTCTTGAGTTGTTGTTCTTAATCTATATTTAATCGTAACATCTATACCAGATTTAGCTAAATTAGCCTTTGATGTTATAGTTACAATTTCAATTCTTGGTTCATAATTTTCAATAACATCCGTAATATCAGCTTTAATTGCATCAGCTGTCATAGAATTAAGCATATCAAATAATCTTGCTCTAACATTTGAACCAACTTTTGGTTGAAATGGAACATCATAGAAATTTAAAAATATTAAATTCTTTAGTGATTGATTAACCGATTTCTCATCAGACACAGTAGATACATCACCTGTCACTGGGTTTGGGTTAAAATTTAATGATATATCTCGATATTTATTTGCCATATGATATATTTAGTTAGTTTAAATCGATTTGACTAGCTGTTAATTTATATCTTCCACCGACAGAAACAACCATATCACCAGATACATCCTGCTTCATATCACCATTAACTGTTAAATTAACATTACCAGAAGTTACTACGATGTTTATGTTTCCACCACTTCCAATTTGAATTTCTAAGCCCTCAGAGCCATTATCTTTATTAACATATATCTTTGCCCCCTTATCGATAGTTAAGTGCTTTACGCCCTCAACATGTTCGAACTGAGACCCTTGTGTAATGTTATACTCATCTTTAGCAGACTTATTAACTACATCTCCATCTTTATGCATCTCCATGAAGCTTCCACTTCTATGTGCAATGTGAACTCTTTCATTGGATGGTGTATCATCTAATTCAATTATATGTCCAGATTCTGTTTCAATAACCTTATTATATGGGTATTTTGATGCATATGGTACAGCTGGTTCTGAAAATGAGCCACCATTAGCTGTAGGTATTCCAGTTTGTGTAGCCTGAGATGCCTTTTTATTCTTAATTATATTATGCTTAGATGTATTTTCATTTCTAGCTAATTTTGATGTATCGGGTTCATCTATAGAATTTGGATATGGTAATCTGGTAGATTCAGATAATGAAACACCTACACCATCCTGATAACTTGCACTTTGTGGTACACCAGGAACTTTACTTGGAGATAAATCTGTTCTATGGTCATTAAATCCCTTATCTAATCGTCTAGATTCTGCTGGAATACCATTTACAGACCCAATAACTAATCCATCTTGACATGAATCACCATCACGAAAGAATCCTATAACACTAGAACCCTCAATTAAATATGATGATTCACCAACTCCAGAATTAGATGCTGAAGTTGTTGGGGTCATAACTTGCATCCATAGCAAATCTGATTCTGGTATTTGTTGAAGATTATCTGTATGTATACCAAAAACTCGGACTTGAACTCGTCCAATTTTTAGTGGGTCTTGTCGATTTTCAACTACACCCTCAAACCAACGCATTGATATTTGATATGGACTATTAAGCATTTGTTGATACCTTATCAAATTCTGGTAATGATACTAGGTTCTCTGTATATGAATCATCTGCTACACGTAATAACATTGTATGTGTTTTCTGAGTAAATGTATTTGTTATGGAAGTAATTAATACTGTTTTATGATTATACCGATGAGCACTTTGTTTTAATTCATCCAATGCAGTAACATTCGGTATATTAATCTTAATAGTTTTACCTGCTACCAATCTATTATCACCAGCAACTTCTAATTCAATTTGTTTTGCTGATATCTGTGATAATAAACTTGTTCTGGATGGAATTATTTCCTCTTTACGCTCTGATAAATTTATATTACCCAATTTACTTTTAACATAAGCAGAATCATATCTATATGTAGTTGTAGGAATATAGGTAATCTTTTGATGATTACTATTAAATTCAAAGTTATCTGAGTGTAATTTAAATCCTGCTAAGTGAGATGAGTTTTTAAATTCTTTTGAATAGTCATATCCATGAGTCTTATACGATTTAGTTATATTATCATATGATATTACAGCATTATTATATAAACCCTCTTGCATAGATTTCAATGTATCAACAGAATTCTTTAATATTCTATATGATATGATATTATTACTAGGATTTATTTCATCTTTATTATCAAATGTTTTATTTTTGGCATTAGATGTAGACCACTCACCTATAATATCTTGAGTTAATAATTCTTCCAGATGTTTTACATTAAATCCATCAGATGTTTCATAAAATAACACCATAGAACCAATATAATTCTTTGGGTTTGCTATTGATGTGCAGTAATTTATTAACTGAAATGGACTCCAGCTGGGGCTAATAATATGATATTGCCCTGACATTTCATCAATATTTAATTTCTTATTTGAATTGATATGTTTAAACACATCAGATATAATAAATTTTATAGATTTATTCTTATAAGATTTAGAAATAACAGTATTCGAATCAGCAAATGCTTCAACTGATGCAAAATATATTGTATGTGATAATCTATCTTTATACTTATCATCGGTAGTTTCAATTCGATATGAACGAAACACTCTAATAATTTCTGGTGATGATACTTCATCAGTTTTATACACCATTTTAATAGTTTCTTCACCAATCAATGGTGCTATTTGATGTAAATCATTTGAATCTGCTATAGACATAGACCCATGTAAGAAATTAACATAGATATCTTCGATAATAGACACAGAATTCAATACATGAATAACCGATATTGATTTTCCCTCATGTGTTATGATGTTAATTTGGGATAGGGTATAATCCTTCGGGATGTTATATTCCATAAATCACCCTATTGACCTAAATCTGACTTAAGTTGCCTTAATTTATCTTCTAATTCATTTTTAATTTGTTGTTTTCTTGAGTTCTCTATAAACCTAATGGCACGTTTTTTCTCATTTTCAGAAAATTCATAATCAAATATAGAAACACTTCTAGTATTTCCTATTGATATGAATGTATCATGGTCTATAATATATCCCTCAGAATTCTCATAATGATGAATTGTATCAAAGCAATATCCCAAAATATCATCTGGATTCTCTGTATGCCCTGCCAATAGTGCTTCAGGCTTATACTTATGAGCTAAATGTTTATTAAATACATCTTGAGATAGTGGTAAATCAGAATTGATATCAAATATATCATTAGACATCAATACCAACCAATAGTAATCTGATGAATCATAATATTTGTCTGCTATGATATCTGGTCTATCTTGGTCTCTATATGCAAATGGATAGAATACATCACTAGTTGATTTAACTAATGATGATAACGCATACTTAACATTTATATCAGATAGTTTATGTACTGTTCCATCTGCAAATGTATAATCTATCTTTGGGTATTTTGAAAAGAAATTTGGCATTTATTTACCTACGTATATTCCATCTTTAAAGTATTCATTTGGTATTCCCGAACCCTGTTGTGTTTGGTCATATACACCATTTTTAAATGATTGGTTATTCTGTCTAGCATTAGAAATTGCTATAGTATCTGATGTTGATTTTGTATATGTTTCGGATGCATTATCATCTTTCAATCCAAATCCACCATATCTAGACATCTTATCTTTATCATCAAGTTCCATTTCTTTAAATATCAATGTCAATGCAACTTCAACTGGCGCATTAGTCTCCTTAAAGAATGCTGGTGTAGATGAGCCATTATATGTTACTGATATTGCAATCAATGCAGAAGGTAATGGGTGAAATAAGAATGTATCTATATCATCTAATGGTGCATCACCAATCTTAAATTGAATTTGAAACAATTCTGGTGCATTATAAATCGATTCACCCAAACTATATGATGGTTGGGCATGATATTTAAATTTATTAATGATTTGTCTGATTGCAATTGATTCTTTTACCGATGTTGCAAGCATTCTGAATGTAAATTTATGTTCTCTTGCTATTGGTGATTTAAATATATTAGTATTTCTAGGGTTTACTGATACACCAAATCCAGCTGATATAACATCAGGTAATGCACCAGTAGCTTTAAAGTGTTTAGTAATATTTGATGCTTCAGCAGCAAGTACACCACCAGATGCCTTTAAAAAGTCACCAATATGGTCCATCTGTGAAGCTTCTATTGCTGATATAGCAACAGGTGCAGAGAATTCTTCATATGCAAATGCATCCGTATTGGATAATTCTGGTGGTATCGGTAAGTATATCTTACCCATAACATCTTTTAGTTCTGCATGATTTACTTGTGTTTTTGAATACTTATATATAGTGAATACGGTATACTTAGTTTCAGATATGCTACCCAAGTTTAATGGATACATCATAGGTGTAACTTTATCGATAAGGAATCTTTCCTTACTTTCTATTTTAGTATTTGGGTTATTTGTTGTTGATGCCATATAATCTTGATAAATATAATATACACTTATTATTTAGTAGATACTATGGCATTTAATATTAACGATTTCAGAAGTTCATTTAAAGATGTTGGTGAACCAGCTTCAACCGCAACATATGAGGTTAGAGTACATAGACCACCAATTAATATTAATGGGAATATTTTACCTAATGCAACTGAAAGAAGTTTGGCATATAGGTGTCAATCTTGTTCATTACCAGGAAAAACATTCGGTACTTCTGATAGAGTAACCTATGGACCAATCAGAAAAATTGTTAATAGTGTTGTATATCAAGATGTTGTATTTAGTTTCATAGTATCTGAGTCGATGAATGAGAAGATATTCTTTAATACATGGCATAATCTTATTATAGATAACTTTGAAAAAAGTGCTGGGTATAAGCATGATGTTGAATATTATGATAATTATGTTGGTGATTTAGTTATAACTCAATACAGCAAAAATGGTATACCAAAATATAGTGTTAAATTAGAAGATGCCTATCCAATTTCTATAGAAGAGATTCCATTGGGGTGGGAAATGAATAATGATTATATCAAAGTTAATATAACTATAGCTTATAGATATTGGACACATCATTCAGATTTGGAATATAATCCAAGCTTTGATGCTAATCATAAAGATGATGTAAAACCAGCAGATAAGTATGAAGTTAATAATACTAAACCTGAGACAAAACAAACTGTACCATTCAAATCATCACCTAAACAAGTAGCATCAACTATGGGTAATCGTGGACTAAATAATTACGATATAGCACCAGACTTTACTCCACATAAAATACATAGACCTATCACTAAAATTACACCAATTAAAGGTAATGGTGGAAAATTTGGTGGTGGTGGAGCATCTGGAGGATTTTAATATAATATGAGGAATACATTTAATGGCGTTACCAAAAAATAAACTACCAACATTTACAACAACAATTCCATCAACTGGGGAATTAATTAGATTTGTACCATATACAAATGCAGACGAAAAGATTTTATTAACAGCAGCAGAAGGTGGGGATGTATTTGAAAACATCCATGCTGTTAAAGATATTATAAAATTGTGTTATATTAATATCGATACGGATAAATTAACATCCTATGATATCGATTATTTATTTTTACAATTGAGAATTCAATCTGTATCTAATATATCAGAACAGTATTTTAGAAGTATGCAATGCAATAAAACTGGTGGTGAATGTGAAAAAACCATCAAACTAAGTATAAATTTATCCGATATTACTGTTCAGAAGTATGATGAGGATGAAGAGAAATATGTTGATTATAAAGTAGATAAAACTAAAAATGGTGCAGAATTAATAAAGTTGTCGGATAGTATTGGTGTTAGTATGAAACACCCAGGATTTGATACACAATTAAAATATAGTGAGATGGTTGACCCATCAGAAGATGATTTAGTTAAGCTTTGTATTGTTAATGTGTATGATGATGAGACAGTATATACAAAAGATGACTTCTCGGATGAGGATTTAAATGAGTTCTATGCATCATTATTACCAATTCAGATAGATAAGATGAGAAAATTCATTAGGAATATTCCTAAAGTAAGATATGAATCACAATTTGTGTGTAAAGAGTGTGGGTTTACAGAACCACTTCTTTTCGAGGATTTTGAAAGTTTTTTCGGTTAGGGCTAAATTACACAGATTTAGCCGATTATTATAAAACAATGTGGGAATTAAAGTATAAGCATCACCTTTCATTACCAGAGTATTATGATATGATGCCATATGAAAGACAGATTTACTTAGATTTATCAGAAGAACATATAAAAGAAAATGAATCAAACAACTAAGGTATAAGTATGGCAAACGGATTTGATATAGATAGCATAACAAGTATAGGTAAAGCACCAATAGTGGGATTTAAAGCCAATATTGAAGGATTGGATTTAAAAACTCTAGAGAAAATGCGCTCTATGATTGTAGCATATAAGTCATCTAAGAGAGACCCAGATACTGGGGATTTGGTTTCTATTGTGGGATATAATAGAAAATTGGATGCTATTACTGATGCTATCTTTTATCTAACTGGTGGTGTTAAACAAAAAGCAAATGCGAAACCTACTGGTGTTCTAAAACCTGTAGCAACAAAAGCTAAAGAACAGGTTAAAGCCCCAACACAAGTACTACCTAAAGCTAAACCTATGGTTGCTAGTAGAAAGTATAATACTACAACAAGAACTGCTAATACATTTGGTGGACAACTTCCTATTCAGAAACAACAAGCTAGTAGTGGATTAGCTTATTCATATCCTAAAGGTCAAGGAGACTTTTTCGGTAAATCATCAGCATTTAAATTAATGAGTGCTTTGAGTGAATCCAATAAAAAAGAAACTCCAAATGTTAAGCAACTTGGATTAGATTTCAGTGAAAACATCAAGAAATCTAGAAAACAAAAAACATCATCAGCAGCAATTGAAAAAGATGTAGATAAACTAATTGAAACATTAGAGAAGGCTGCTATTGTTCAATTTGAAAATCATATTGTTAAAGTAGCTAAGAAAGAAAAAGCAAAAGCAAAAGTAGAAAAAGTCGCTAAAGGTCCTCGCGTTAGAACTGAATATGAATTAGCACAAGAGGCTAGACGTAAACAGAACAGTGATACAGATAGACTTAATGCCGAAACTCATGCTAGAAAACAAAATATAATCAAGAATATTGAGAATAGAAAACTTCGTCATGCCGAAAGCCATGATGCATTAATGGTTGAACGTCAATCCATGTCAGAGAAATCTAAAGAACGCATGGAGAATAAACGTAACAAAAGACATAAATTAGACTCCGAAACTAAACTGGCATTGATGGATAGACACGTCAAGATGACAGAATTGAGTATTATCAAGCAAGAACATAAAGAAAAGAGTGATAGGCTTAAAGCTGAAGATAGACGAAAAATCCAAAGTGAGAGAAAAGCCCAAACTAATAGAAATCAAATGGAACGTCATTTACATTCTATACATCCTGCTTTGGGTGCATTGTATGGTATGCATCAGGATAATAAAGAGAAACAACAAAAAGAACATGAAGATTCTGGTGTTTTAGACATTGCTGCTGGTACAGCTGTAGGTGAAGCTGGTGTAGGTTTAGCTGGTAAAGCTATGAAGAAATTGAAAAAAGGTGGGATGTTAGCTAGTATCGGTAAAAATGTATTTAAAGGTGCTGCTGTTCTTCCATATGCAGCTGCAATTACCGAAGGTGTAGTTGAGGGTGTGGAATCTCGTGATGCTAGGAAAGGATTGGCTACAACTGCTGGGGGAATTTTAGGTGCAATTGTTGGTGGTGCTATAGGAACTGCAATAGCTCCAGGAGCAGGTACGCTTATTGGTGGTATGGCTGGTGAAGCTATTGGTTCAAGATTAGCTAAACAAGCTTATACCTATATGCATGATACAACTAATGCACCAGATACATCAAATTCTGGTAAAATTAATGCAAAGAAAAAAGCTGGCTCATCTGGTGAAGGTTACTATAACCAACGAGTAGAAAAGGTTCAGAGTCCAACGCAAGGAACATCTAAAGCTAGTAAGGATTTTATTGCTAAACAAGAAGGTATGAGTACATCTGCATATTCTGATGGTGTTAATAAAAAAACTGGAGAGAAATTAGTATCAATTGGTAGAGGTCATCAAATTAAAGATAATGAATATGCTCAAGGGTTTATTCAAGTCGGTAATGATAGAATTCCTATTTCTGGTGAAAGAGGTATTAATACCAAATTAACAAAAGAACAAGGTGAAGCATTATACGCTCAAGATTTGCAAACATATTCTAGTCAAGCTAGAAGACAATTGGGTGGAGATTTATATGACAAACTTAATGATAATCAAAAGACAGCATTAAATTCATATGCTTATAATACTGGTTCTATTAACTCATTAGTTAAAGCTGGATTGAAAGATAAAATTGCATCAGGTGATATGTCTGGTGCTGGTGCATTGATTAAAGATAAAGGTATTAAGACATTTAAAGGTCAATATAATGCTGGATTAGATAAACGTAGAGGTGAAGAATCTGCATTATTTAATGAGAAAGCACCTTCAATGGTTAGTGGATTAACTAATCAACAACCAAATAATATAGATACATCAAGTACCTCTACACCTAATGTTATTGTTGGTGGTAGCAATACTACTGGTGGTTCTTCTGTTGTTAATAATACAACAATAAATGCACCCAATACTGATGCAACTATTAGACAATTACAGTGGTTCACAATGTCGCCAGGAAGAATTGTTTCTTAATGTTTAACTCAAGTAAACACCATAAGGGTATGTTTATACCCAAAAATAAGGGTAAATACATTGGTGACATTACTAATATACAATATAGGTCACATTGGGAATTATTGACAATGCGATATCTAGATTTTAATCCAGATGTTCAATATTGGAGTTCGGAAACAACACATATACCATATAGATGCCCTAGTGATAATGAAGTGCATAAATATCATATAGATTTTACTATTAAGTATCACAATGGTAAAATATTATTAGTTGAGGTTAAACCAGAGAAGCAAACTGTATTACCTAAGTCATCTAAAGGTAAGAGTAAAAAAACTAATCTAACAGAACACTTGACATTTATGAAAAATCGAGCCAAGTGGATTGCTGCTGATAAATATGCCAAAGCAAATAATGCAACATTTAGGATATGGACAGAAATTACATTGAGACGTTTAGGAATACCAATACTATGATAACACAGGAAGAACTTAAAAGATTATTCAGATATGAATCAGAAACTGGTAATTTTATTAGATTAGTAAAAACTAATAGAAGAATGGTTATCGGTAGTATAGCAGGACATGCTGATAAGTTTGGATATGTTAGAATTAAAATTGGTAATAATTTATATCTTTTACATAGACTTGCTTGGTTATATGTATATGGAAAATTTCCAGATATGATTATAGACCATATTGATGGAAATCCCAACAATAATAAATTAATAAATTTAAGAGAAGCATCATTAGAGGAAAACTCCAGAAACTCAAATATTAAATCTAATAATAAATGTGGATATAGAGGTGTAGTATACAAAGAATCTACAGGAATGTGGCAAGCACAATGTGGTATGGGTGGAGTATCTACATATCTTGGTAATTATTTAACACCGCAAGAAGCATCAATTGTATATGAAAGTCATGTTAAGAGTAAATATGGTGAATTTTATAAAGATATTTATAGCAATAGGATTGAATTGGTATGACCACTACAAAAAAACGAATAGAAGATGCAGTTAAAAGTTCGGCTAAAAGTAAAACTACATCAGCAAAAACAGTAGAGTCTCGTGAATGGTTACGAACAAAAGCTAAAACAAAATCTAAAGAGAATACTCTACGCAGAAGAAAGACAAGACAAAATCTATTAGGTGATGAGTCTAAAGTCGCCACATCGGTTCAAATTGGACAGATGTATTTGTTTAGTTATGATGCTAAATTTAAGAAAACATTACCATATTGGGATTTTCATCCAATTGTATTCCCTATAGATTTTAAAGATGGTGGATTTATTGGCTTAAATCTGCACTATTTACCTCCACTACTTAGAGCAAAACTTCTAGATGCTATATTAGATTTACCAGTATATAAGACTGAGAAGCAAAGAGCTAAGATGTCTTATGATATTATATCAGCATTCATGGCTTCAGACATAGCTAAACCAACAATACATCGATATTTACTTTCACATTTTGCTGGACCACTTATTGAAATTCAACGAGATGAATGGGATTATGTTGCATTCCTACCATTAGTTGATTGGAGAAGTATGACAGGAAGTGTTTCTAGTTCTAGGGTTTATGCAGATAGTAAACGTAGGATGTAGATAACAAAAATCCCCTTTCGGGGATTTTATTATAATATACCCTAAGAGTATGTTACTTATGCATTGTCTTTCATTAAATCATTGAAGAAATCTTCATCTTCACTACTACCAAATGTAGTTGTTGATTTAACTGGGTCTGCATCAAATGGAACAGCTGGTGTAGCTGGAGTTTCACTTGAAGCTTGTGCTGGAGCAGATGCTTGTTGTTGAGTTGAAGATGGGAATGATTTACCATAACCTTCAATAACTTCCAAACCTGAGATAGTCAAACCTAATACTTCGATTAGACGTTTATCCAAATCAGCAACTGATTTATAATTCTTATTGTCAACAAATTCTGCTAATGACAATGTTTGATTATAAACTGCTTCGATTAATGAATCATTATCTGCAACTGGAGATACATCTGCAAATTTTGAATCACCATAGTTCCAACCATCTTTCGTATCTTTAATACGTAATTCGAAATCTGCACCTTCCCACATATCAAATGCATCCAATACATCTGGAGTTTTACCTGTAATTGCATCTGCTACTGGTTTTAATGCTTTTTCTACGAAACCAAAAATCATTGGACCAAAACGATATAAGAATGTTTTGCCATTAAATTCTGGATGTGCTGGGTCATTTACTACTAAAATATTAGCTACATAACGAGTTTGGCGTTTTTGTCTACGACAAATTGCCTTATTTGCTTCTTGATTTGTTGCCCATAAACGAGCATTGATACTTGCAACTGAATCCTTACCACCGATTGAGCTAAGTGAACGCTCAATATACCATTTATTAGTTGGACCTTTAAATGCATGTTCATAATATGTTACATAACCCAAAGCACCCTCATCCTTAGATGGAAGAAAGCGAATAACAGCACCACCAGAACCTTTTTCTTTATCTAGAGTTGGTTTCCAGAAGCGTGAATCTTCATTGTTTGTTTCGGATTTTTGATTAAGTGCCTCAACTGCTTTTTGAGTATTTTGAGCACGATTTGCTTTTAATTTACTGAAGTCTACCATTTTATTTTCTCTTTCGTTTATATGTAAAGTTTTACTACGTTTATATGTGATTTCTTGTACTACTATGTATTTAGTGTTTCCTAATCATTAATAATATCTTCCACCACTTTGATTAAGTTTAAATAACTATCATTTAAACTGAATTTCTCACTATCAATATATTTTAACAATTTTGATAGGTAATGCGATTTATTTATATAACTATCTTGATTCCACTCTGTATTTTCGATTCTACCATAATATAGGTGATTTAAAATTGCACCTGTGATTGGATGTATTGATTTAGAATCTAATAATGTAAAGTAGTTCGTATTATACACTGGATGATAGAGTTCGTCAACTAGTTTTATACTACTATTGTATTTTAATTTCTGTAAATCTGTTTCAAAACTACCTAATACATTATTCATGTATTTTCTAAATGCTAATGCATTCATAATTGAATCATTTGACATCAAATTCTTAATCCATATTTTTGGATTTAGATATAAATTTGATGCTAATAATGGTATATATCTATTTTGATATAAGAATTTATCAGCCGTTTGGTAAAAGAATGATTTATCGTTCCTAGCATCTAATGATTCTTGACCTGCTTTAGTTATAATTAAATCTCTATGATAGTCATATTTCTGTTGACTAAAATCTAGTTTAATACTTACATATAACTGATAAGCTATTACTGGTGTTAAATCTGCTGGAGCAACAGTATAAAATTCCGATAATGCACTAGAATCCAATTTGACCGACATCTTGGTTCTTAATCTGATTATTGTTAATAGCCTCAAACCACATCTCACCCTTTAAATCTGGTGAAATTAGTTTTACAGAGTCTTCATACTCAATGTCATGCTCATCACAAAATTTAACAATAGCTTCTAGATAAGTATACCCACCAGTATGTAAATCTCTTACATATCGATGAAAATACATTATTCTATCCTGCAAGTTATTACCTAAAAATGTTGTATTATCCAAACTATCCCCTAAATCTTGCACATAGAAATGCAAACTTTCATCCTCTGTTATATCTAAATTAGATATCATCTAATTACCTTTCATAATGTGTAAATAAGTATTATATCATACTTATTATGTTAAATCAAGCACCAAACTTCTCTTCTATATTACTTCTAATGTTATTCTTTTTAATTTGTTTTAACAAACTTGTAAACTCTGCATCTGGTCTCAGATTCTTTTCCCATTGAACCATATTAATTCTACCTGCATGTTTAGATACCTCTAACTCTTTACATTCTGGGCATGGTTCTGTTTCTGGTGTATCTCTATTAGCAATTGATAGAAATCTATCAAATGTATGGCTACACTTCTTACAATGAAATTCATAAATTGGCATTACTATCATCCTTATAATTTTTAGGGTATTGTGTCAATGTTGGATATTTAAGATTAGATAACATGTATCTAATATCAGATTTAGACCCAACAAAGTATATATACCGATGTTTTGCACTTCTATTAACCCTATTAGCAGGGTCTCCTTTATGATGTCTACTATGTTTACCATCTTCAGCAGCCATATCGGTTCTGGGTTTGGTTGTTCCTGTAAATATAAAATTACAAGCTTGATATACTGTTCCAACATGATTTTGTGCGGAATCACTATAACTTACTATAACTTTTGGTCTAGGTAACAATTTTAAACTTCTACCTACTAAGAATGATGCTTCATTCTTTCTATTATATAACAAACACAATCTATTTAATTCAATAACCATGTGTTTATTTTCTTTACCCAGTATACCTTGACATAGCATAGGACTAGCTGGTTGTCCATATGTACATATACCTATTAAGTTATCATCTTCAAATAACCCATAGGCATATGATATGCTTGGTTTTCTTTTTGCGTAATGTATATCCATAATAAAGGGATAGGCATCTTTTGATGGAATTTGTCTAACTGTTAAGTCCATATTATCCCTATTTAAATTTTGACCAAGAGTAGTCATCTTCCCATTTTCTACCAAATATCATTTTGTAGATTTTTTTGGGCGACCTGCTGATTTTTTTACAATAACATTTGATTCTACTGATACTGTATCTGATAAACTCAGATTTATCTTTACTGGTTGTGGCAAAAAATTTGCATTTTTTACAACCTCTTCTGGTAAATATTGTGGAAATAGTTCCGCAAATAGTTTTAATGATATGTTTGGATATGATGTTAATTTCTTATTCTTAATCTGGCATAACAATTCACCTTCATCTTTTGATAATGATTCTAATGTCATTACCCAAAACAATTCACGTCTATTATTATCATGTAAGAAATTTTCACCACCTGTTAGGAATCTATTCATATTTTTCAATACTTTAAATAAACTTCCTGGCGATTCTCCAACATATGATGATGCTGGTGTGTATGGTGGATTGCCCTCTGGTAATTCCCAATTAATAGCTGGATGCCACATCAATTCAACAAATGATTGAATAACATTAGCATGAAGTGAATCTTTGCTAACATATTGTATAACTAATGCTTTTTGATTTTCGTAATCTGGTTCATCATTAACATATTTCAACAACTCTGGTAAGTATGTTACAGACTGTGCTGGTAATTTTTTCATTAATATTCCTTTATTTAAATACTTGTATAATAATCTTAAATTCATTCATCCTACCTGATGTTGCTTGTTGGGTAGTTTTAATCTCATTAAATGATAAATTCATAGATTTTTTAGTTGGAGTTTCGAGTAACCCTATAATACTATATAGCTGTTCTTCTGGTTTACGCAATTTCTTCTTATATGATTTGGTATCATCAACATTCATAAAGGTATGACCTTTAGCTGATAATTTCAAATCTTTCATTGCTCGTATTACATGAATATCACGAGTTTCTGTATCATATACCCAAATCTCACTACAATGTATTGCCAATTGCGGATGAATTCCATCAATCTTATCATAAGATTTTAAGTATGGCATATCCTTAGTTTGGATTAATGGGGATAAATCTTTTCTCTTGGTTAATACTTTAGCAACCTTCTCTTTAGTCTTAACCGTAGATATGTCTGTTAAAAGCGTTTCTAGAGCCTTTATAGCTGTTTTTATCCTAGATAGAGGTATGTGTGACCAAGCTTCAATTAAATCGCTGTCAGACCCCCTCTTGTCAGCATATGCCTTATTATAATTAGATAATAGATATGATACGAATGTATCTATAGACTTAGCCTGAATTTTATTGAAGTTACTATTGGCATATTGAGATACAAACTTATCAACAGCAACAGTATTACCATCTAAAATGTTCTGAATCATCTCATCTTCAATGAGATTCTTATAATCTAATACAGATTGGTCTAGATGTACAACATTAGATTCAACCTTAACAACTTCTTTTGGTATAACTTCAGATACTTTATTCTTCTCATATTCGGATTGAATGATATGCAATTTCTCAATAGTTCGATTGATATCATCCAATCTAATAGAACATCCTCGAAGTATTAGTCTACAAACAGCACCAATCCCTCTAAAATGATACTCAGCTATACCTCTACTGATAGTAATACCTAGAGTAACAGCATATTCTAATGCAGACTCTTTATAATCTGCTAATGTAAATTCATTATTATAGTACATCAATGCCTCTGATAATGTTCTATTGTAATTGTTCACATCTATAATCGGTTCAGCCAAAGAACCACCTTTGGCTAATACACGAGCATTTTCTTTAGAATTTTTTGAAGCCACTGTAATTACTCTTCCGCTTTAGCACCTGATGATTTTTTCTTTTTCAGCTGATATGATTTTTCATTCAATATCATTGTACGAAATTGGTCATTAGACATAGAAAAACGTAATTTTTTCAATAACTTAGAGCAGTTAAACTCTAAACCACGTACATTTTTCACAACTTGAACTTTTACTGCTGGTTTTTTATTTTGTGCCATATATAACTCCTTTTTTATTCTCTCTATAAAATTCACCAAAATTATTTTTAGTAAATACCTCATATGCTTTAGATGCATCTTCAGCTTTTGTAAATGCACCCAAATATATATTTTTTCTGTTAATAACACACTGTCCTATAAATTTATTACGTCTTTTATCAAAATATATCCAGACTTTTTATTTTGATATCCAGCTATTTCGCCAAATTTAACTTTTCTTCCTAAATAATTCCATATAAATTTACCAGATATCTCATCATATATTAATATAGATTTTAAATATTCTTGTGATATAATAATTTTTCTCCATTTAATTTATTAGAATCAACATTATATGATATTATATAGGTATTGTCAACTCTTATTTGAATATAAATCTGCTTTATGTAGAATATTTTCTAATAATACGTATGTAATAACAAAAAATACTGCTGTAACATACAATTCTAAGTATAACATCACAATTAAATACAATCCTGTAAATATTCTGGATGTCCATACCATATACGTGGCTGATGTTTCAAATCTATATTTTAACATTTGCTTAACAGCTTCTTTACTATATGTATAAAATGATATAGATAATAGTCTAGCAAATATAGTTAACCATAGTAATATCGGTAATACTTGTTGCAAATATGGAATCTGATATATAGCTAATGATGTTGATGCACCAAATATTAGTAAGTATCGTAAAAAATCTAATGATTTATTCATAGTATCCTCAATTATTAATGTTATAACATTAGTATGTAGTAATTTAAAAATTTGCATTATAAGTACTTATAAGTATTAATATTAATACTCTAATCAAACTTAACATTATTATTATAGCATAGATATTAAAATCTGTCAAGCATTATTTAAAAATAAATTAAAAATAATTGTTGACATATCATATTTTGTTTGATATAATGCTCAGACAGTAATAATTTGGAGAGTATAATGAGCAATATTGTAGAGAATAAAACATTTGAAGAAAAGATGAAAGATAGAATTAAAGATTCTATTGGGGATTTGATTTCA